GTTGCTACAAAAGCCAATCTTGCTGCAACTTCTGAGGTAGTTGATAGTTACGAGAAACTTGGTTTCGGCGCAGACAAAGCAGCCGATGCTTATACAGTTCTTATCACTGCAACTGGTGATGTTGAAAGAAGCAACAAACTACTTGCTATGTCAGCAGATTTGGCTCGCGCTCGCACTATTGGATTAGAAGAAGCGTCCAAATTATTAGTTCGCGCACAAGCAGGTAACGCTAGACTATTCACACAATTCGGTATCGCACTTGACGACACGCTACCGAAAGCAAAAGCCATTGAAAAGGCTATGGGTGAATTAGAGCAGCGTTTAGGTGGTCAGGCTTCTGCTTATACGAAGACTTTCGCAGGTCAAATGGCTGTTCTCAATGAAAACATCGGTAACTTAGCAGAGCAAATTGGTATGAAAGTATTGCCGCTGCTAAATAAATTTGTATCGGGATTAAATAATAGCGGTGAGTGGATTAAGAAAAATAGTGATTTTGTTATTGCTCTTACTCTTGCAATTACAGTCGCTCTTATCCCAGCAGTAGTTAGTCTGACTAAAAAACTTGCTTTACTGGCACTTACTATTCTTAAATCACCTATCGGGCGATTAGCAGTAATCATTTTCAGTGTGGCTTACGCTTTCGTCAAAGCATATAACGCATCTGAAAGTTTCCGTAAGGCTCTCGCTAATGTTGTCAAATTTTTTATAACAGGTGGCGAGGTCATTTATCGAATACTTACTACTATTGCTAATGGTCTTCTTGTAATGCAACGCGCTGGAATCAATGCGCGTATTGCTCTAGGAAAATTATTAGGCAAAGATGAATGGGTTAAAGACGGTCAAGCAGCGTTAAAAGAAATTGATAAGACTAATGCTGGGTTCAAAGACCAAATCGCAAAATTTCAAGATTACAGAAATAAGGTTGATGAAGTATTTGGAAAACCACTTAAGATTAACTGGAATTTCAAAGCACCACAGATTCCGGGATTTGACAATGGTGACATCAGCGACACGACAGATGATGTTAATGAATTGTCCGATGCTTTAATTAACGCTCGTCAGCGCGTAAAAGACTTCAATCTTGCGATGAAAGATACTGCTAAGATATTGAAAGAAACTTGGTCTGGAATTGTCGGCAAAGATGTCAAGGCTGCTATTCAAGAGGGATTATTGAATCCTGTAGATAAGTTAATTGTTCAAGCACAGAAGGCTGTCAATACTTATCAGGCTGCTTCAAATAAATACAATAGCGCATTGCGTTCTGTAACTGCTGCTCAAAATGCTTATGTGGCTGCTGTTAAAGGGGGCAACAAAGAACTTATTGCTGCAACTGAAAGCGCATTAAGTAGAGCCGAAAGTGCTGCTGAGGGATTAGCAGATACTATGCAAAAATCTTTAGAAGATACAGCAAAACTTCAAGAAGATATGATTGCTGCAATCGTTGAGTCATACAATCAAATTGCAGAATTAGAAAAAGAACGCACAGAGGTTCTTGCTAACGCGACGATTGAACGCAGAGAATTAGAAAAAGGCTACCTCAAAGATACAGCAAAAATGCGCAAGCAGTATGAAAAAGATGTGTTGAACGCTCAAAGAGAAGCAGCCAATCGCAGTGCTGAAATCGTCAAGCAGTCTGTTGACCAACTTCGCGGAGTTTTCAAGACAGCAACCTCAAAGAGCATCGGTGATATTTTTTCAGGTCTTACTTTCGGTGGTCTATACAAAAAGGGTGGCACAACAGAAAAGATTCTTGCTGCTTTAGGTCTTCAAACATCTAAGGCTCAACGACTCGCTGATGATGCTGCAACTCTGGCTGGTCTTGGCTTCTCACAGACTTTCATTGAAGAAGTAATAGCGCAGGGTCCAGATGTAGGACATCAATTAGCGCAGACGATTATCAAGTCTTCACCTGAGTCAATCAAGCAAATGCGTGAGTATTGGGAAGCGTTACAAAAGACTTCTTCTCATGGCGTAGATGCAATCGCAAAGCAGTTGAATAGTGGCGTAGTTTTAGCGACAGAAGAATTGACTGAACAGTTGGCTCAGGTAGGTCGCGACCTCACAAGTCAATTAGCAGAGTATCAAGAAAACTTAACAACTGAGTTGGCTGACGCATTTGATGCGTACAGCGAAGCACTTGATAAAATCAATGTTGCTACAGCAAATCAAGTTAGAGAAATTGATGCACAGATTGCTACGCTTCAAGCGCGTATCGCTCAACTTCAATATGCTTTGGCTCAATTGGCTACTTTGTCTGCTCCTGGGGTTGTTGCAAAAGCACCAATATTAACAACAACAACTAAAACTGACAGCGTAGCAACATTAGAATTGTTGAAAAAATCAGAAGAAGCAACTAAAAAAGCAAATGAAGCAGCAGATAAATTAGATGCAGATTCAGCCAAAAAAGCAGCAGAGTTGGCTGCGTTTAATAAAAAATTAGGCTTGACTTCTGACGGCAAACAACTTCTTGATGTAGGTGCAGTTGCTCAAAGTTCATTACTCAAAGGTCTTGCTGGTGGTGCTGGTGTTGCTGGTGCTGTAAGTGGCTCTCGTTACGCAGCGCAAGCAGCGAATCAATACAACATTACAATTACTGCGAAGACTAATGCTTCTTCACAAGATATCGCGAGTGATGTAGGCTGGGCTATTAGAACATCAAGCGATGTTCAATACAGAGTCAATTCAATGGAAGCAAGATAATGACAGTTACTTCACTACTTAATTATAGATTCGCTTTCAATGATTTTGAGTTCGGTGGCGGTGAATCGCCTTATCAGATTATGACTCTTGACGGATTAGAAGATTTACCTGTTATTCGCAATCAAGACGATAATCGTGGATATCAAGATGGTATGTGGACTGGTCGTGATTTTTTGTCAGGACGCACACTTGTATTCGTTATGACTATTCGTGGCGATGCTAATAACTCAATGCAGACTAACCTCAACCTGCTCCAAACAGCACTCGTACCGCAACAACAGGGAACAGGATTACTACAGTTTCAACTTCCGGGAAATGATTTACAACAAATCAATGCTCGCGTTCGTCGTCGTGCTATAACGATTGACACCAGTTATTCATCAGGTATGGCTACAGCCACCTATGAGTTCTTCTGTCCTGACCCACGCTATTATGACAATACGCTGAAAAGCACAGACCTTATCAACGCTACTTCTGTGGCTGGTCGTACCTACAATCGTGTATATACTGCTACAGAAACTCCGGGAGCGAATCCTTTTCAGACTGGTATGTATTATGGTGGTGGTGCTGGTGCGCCGAACTTGATTACAAATGATGGTTGGACTACTACTTATCCAGTCATTACTATTCAAGGACCTGCTATCAATCCTAAAGTTACAAATGTAACAGCAGGAGCATTTTTACTTATTGATGCAACTATTGGAACTGCTGATGAGTTAGTTCTTAATACTGACCTTCGTACTGTTACACTCAATGGCGTATCTCGTAGAGCGTTACTCAACAACTCATCTACTTGGTTCGCTGCCCCACCGGGAACTTCCTACTATACTTTCACCGCGACTGGTACTGATGGCAACACTAATTGTGTTGTCACTTGGCGCAACGCTTACATCTAGGAGATAACATGGCACTAAGAACACCACCGAGTTGGTTACAGAATGGCTCACACCCTGCTGAAAATGACCGACTCACTACTACTGGTGTCATTTGGCGTACTGCTGGTGTAGCAGATTACGGCTCAATGAGAGTATCACAATCAGGTACTCCTGCTATGTCAGTATCTATTGCTGCTGGACACGCCATGATTGCTGGAACACAAACAGCAAACCAAGGTCTGTATATCGCGTACAACGATGCTGCTACCACAGTTGCTATCGCTACTGCTTCTCCTACACTTCCTAGAATTGACCGCATTTGCGTAGTCGTTCAAGATGCTTTCTATGGTGGTACTGCGAACAATCAAGTTATTTATCAAGCAGTAACAGGAACTCCTAATGCTTCACCAGTTGCACCTGCCGCACCAAATAACTCTGTGACACTTGCTCTTGTAGCGGTGGCTGCTAACGCAACTTCTATCGTTGATGCAAACATTACAGACACTCGCGTAACAGCAACGCTTGGCGAAAACTCATTTTCAGCGAGCGCGACAGCAGCCAATACTCTTACTGTCAATGGAATCGCTAGTCAAACAGGTAAATTATTAAAACTTAATGATTCAACAGGAACACAGAAATTTGCAGTATCTCCTGACGGAACTATCACTTTTCAAGATGGCACAACACAAACTACAGCAGCAACTTACGACCCTAACATCATAATCAACCCACAAACAGGAACTTCATATACTGTCGTTGCTGGCGATGCTCAAAAACTTGTAACGCTTACTAACTCATCACCTATTACTGTAACGATTGCTTCTAACGCGACTCAGGCTCTGCCTATTGGAACACAGGTAACTTTGAGCCAATATGGCACAGGACAAGTAACAGTAGTAGGTGCTTCTTCACCGAACCCAGTAACTATTGTCTCAACTGCTTCTACAGCCAATCAACCAAAATCACGCGTTCGTTATTCAACAATGACTCTTATTCAAACTTCTACAGATAACTGGTTAGTGGTAGGCGATATCGCATGAGTCGTTTAGCCCTTACGCCAACTAATGTACCAGCAAGCGCATCGGCAATCACTTATCCGACACTAAGAACTGGCGACTTGTATTACAATACATCTACAGGCTTGATGGTCTATGATGGTACTCAATGGGTCGCAGTAAGCACTACATCAGCATTACCCGAAATAGACGCAGGTGTATTTGACGGAACTTCACCATATCAAGGTGGCAGTCCAACAACTACAGCGACACAGACAGTAAATGGGGGAACTCCATAATGGCAGTAGTAACCGCAATACAGATTCGGCGCGGAACCGCGTCACAATGGACTTCCGCTAACCCAACTCTTGCTTCTGGCGAACAAGGATTTGAAACCGATACAGGTAAAGTTAAAATTGGTAATGGCTCAACTGCGTGGAATTCACTTGCGTATATTGGAGCAGGTACAGTAACTAGCATTACTGCTGGTACTGGTCTAAGTGGTGGCACAATCACTACCACAGGAACTATTGCGATTGATACCGCAACAACAGTTGATGTTTCGACTGCGCAGACATTAACTAATAAAACACTAACTGACCCAAAAATCAATCTTGCTTTTGATGCCGAGACTGCTTCTTATACTGCTGTTCTTGCTAACAACGGACAAGTAGTTACTATGAACAATGCTTCTGCGAACACTTTTTCTATTCCTACGAATGCGTCTGTCGCATTTCCTATTGGCACTCAAATAAATGTGTTACAAATTGGCGCAGGACAAACAACCATTCAAGCAGTAACAAGCGGAACTACATCTATTCTTTCAACAGGTGCAACTGCTGCTGCTCCTAAAATTCGTGCTCGTTACGGCATGGCTACTTGCATCAAAGCAGCCACCGATACTTGGTATGTAGTGGGAGACATTCAATAATGCCTATTCTTGGAGTTGTTGCATCTAGTATTAGCGGAAATCTTTATTCTGCTTCTTATGATTCTATCGCTACTGCTACTATTGGTGCAGGTGGTTCTGGAACTGTCACTTTTAGCGGAATTCCTTCTACTTATACTCATTTGCAAATTAGGTATTCTGCTTTGACATCAAGAGCCACATATGGAATTGATGGATTTTATCTTACTTTTAACAACATAATCAGCGGAAATCTTTATTCACGCCATGATATTAGAGCAGATGGTGGAGCGGTTTCAGCAGGGTCAGCAACCAGCGGTAACTACATTGACTTTAATTTTGCCACAATTGGTACAACTGTCACAAACGCACCAGGTGTTGGAGTTATAGATATTTTTGATTACTCAAATACTAACAAATTCAAAACAGTTCGTGCTTTGGCTGGTGTTGATGTTAATGGAACTGTTGCTGGATTTGGCGGAGCAATGCAAATGGTTTCAGGATTATTACAATCAACAAATGCTATTTCTTCATTTGTAATAACCCCACAACAAGCAGCATTTCAACAAGGGTCTGTATTTGCTTTATACGGAATTAAAGGAGTTGCATAATGGCTAGTACATATACTCCAATTGCTACACAGGCGCTAAGCACATCTGCATCAAGTGTAACTTTTAATTCTATCCCAAGCACCTATACAGATTTAGTCTTAGTAATTACTGCTAAAAATGTATCATCTGCAAGCGTGAGGCTTGATTTAACATTTAATTCAGATACATCTAGTAATTACTCTACTACTCGTATGTATGGAAATGGATCTACTGCATCATCTGATAGGTTTTCAAATGCAACTGCTATAGATATTGGATTTTTGCCGGGGTCAAGTGGAAATGGTTTTGGTTTGGTTGTTTGCAATATACAAAATTATTCAAATACAACTACAAATAAAACCTGTATTTATAGATGGAATAGTCAAGCAGCAACTAGCGGAAACCAATATGTAACGGCTGGTGTAGGGCTTTGGAGAAACACATCTGCGATCACTGCAATTAGACTTGTTTTTGCTGGTGATACTATTGATACTGGTTCTACCTTTACATTATACGGAATTAAGGCGGAATAACATGGCGAATACATACAAAGCCTTACAAACTGTAACTGTTGGTGCTGGTGGTGCAGCAAGTATTACCTTTAGCAATATCCCGCAGACTTATACGGATTTGGTTATTAAAGCATCCGCTAGAACAACTAGAGCAGCGGTTGAAGACGGTATGGGTCTTTATTTTAATTCAGATACAAGTAGTTACACTTGGCGTACTTTGTTTGGAACTGGGTCATCTGTAAGTTCTGTAACTCAAGCAGTAGGATATGGAACGACTTGGGTATCAAGAGTTGATGGAAATAATGCTACTTCTAATACTTTTGCAAATGTAGAAATTTACATTCCTAATTATATTTTTTCAAATTTGAAACCGTATAACGTAGATGGTGTTACAGAAAACAATGCTACTGAAGCATATAGCAATCTAACAGCGCCATTGTTTTCAAGCACAGCAGCAATCACTTCCGCAACCTTAGTTGGTGGCAACGCGCCATTCGCACAGTATTCAACTTTTACTCTTTACGGAGTATTCAATGCAGATGTATCTACTGCACCAAACACTCCTAATATCGGTACTGCTACTGCTGGCGACTCCGCTGCATCTATCACTTTTACTGGCGTTTCAAATGCAGCAAGTTACACAATGATTTCATCTCCCGGTGGTATCACAGGAACAGGGGCTACAAGTCCAATAACTGTTTCAGGATTAACAAACGGAACATCTTATACATTCACCGTAGTAGCAAATAATCCTTTTGGAACAAGCGGTGCAAGTTCCGCGTCTAATAGTGTTACGCCAGTAGCATTAGCATTCCGAGAAATTTTTACTGGTCAAGACCGCGGAAATACTGTTTATTATAACAACGCTGTTGGTGGCTCTTGGACAACATCTGGGACCACAATGCCTCTTGGTGGCGCACTTGGTTCATCATCTAAAACCAAAACAAACAGTAATCGTATGTATTTTTGGGGTAACGATGGTTCACCTAATAATAAGTGTTATTCAACTGCTACTGGTAACAGTTGGAGAGAAGAAAACAATTGCGCAGCAAGTGGCGATTGGTCAAACGGTACATATGTAAATGGACAAAATCGTTTAGTGTCAGTCGGCAATTATGTACTAGGTTACATAACTAATGTTGGTGTTTTAGACTCAGGCGGTGTTGTTACTTGGAGCCAAGGCACTAATTACCCTACTTATTCATCTGCGCCTATGGCTGAATCTTTAAGTACCAAAGCGTTAATTATGGGCGGATTTACCAATTCGTCTTTAAGTTCTCGACAAACTACTATCTGGTCAACTACAACTGGTGCTTCATGGACATCTGAAACTGGTTTACCATTTACCCCACCTGGTGGTTATGGCGGTTCAGCATCGCTCAAAGGCGGTTCAGATACTCGTGTTTATGTATGTAACGGAACAGCGGTCTGGTCTCGTGGCGACTCTTCTGGAACTTGGACTAGTGAGACATCTTTGCCAGCAACTGCTGGTATCGGTTCTGGTGTCTATAATTCAAGCACTGGCGTTGGCACATTACAATTTGCTGGTGGAACTGCTACTTATTTTCAAACTTTAAGTGCTAGCGGTTCGGTACCTTCTTTAGGGTCTTGGACTGTTGGACCTGCTTTACCTGTAGGTGGAGACACAACTGCATATCGTGGTTGGATTACGCTATAAAAACAAAGGAGAAACAATGACATATTCAGTTAGAGTAACCGAGACAGACGGCAAAATTGTTGCGTGGGTTGACCGAGACAATAAAATTTGTATTGAGCAACCTAATCACCCAACCAAATTAAATACAGGTGCAAACTGGGCTACTGTTGCTGAGGCAGAGGCTTGGGCAAATGAACATGCTGCTGAGTTAATTGCTGCTGAAAAGAAAATAGAAGCAGACGCTATTGCTAAAGCAGAAGCAGAAGCATTAGACAAAGCGGCAAAAGAAGCAACTATTGCTAACGCTGCAAAATTAGATGAAATTCATGCAATGTTGTCTGCTTTGAATAACAAAGGATAATTATGACTACACCAACAGTAATTGAAATCAACTGCGCCACAGGCGAACAAATTGAACGCCCAATGACGGCAGAAGAAATCGCACAACGCGCTAAAGATGCAGAAGCGTTCGCTGCTGAACGAGCAAAATTAGAAGCAGAAGCAGAAGCGAAAGCAGATGCTAAACTTGCTGCACAGGCTAAACTACAGGCACTAGGTTTAACTGGCGCAGAAATCGCTGCTATCACAGAATAGGTAATTGAAATGGCAACAACTTATCGCTATTTGTTCGCCGACCTGATTACTAATGATATCTTGGCAGAAATGCCATTGACTAATGTTTCATTCACGCAAGCCCTCAATACTCCCGGAAGTTTTTCTGGGAGTATTTTAGGTTCTGATGCGCGTGAACTTGGTTACGACATTACAGGAAGCACCGAACCTGCTCGTACAGCACTTTATGTTGATAGAGATGGTGTGTTAATTTGGGGCGGAATCATTTGGTTACGCATTTGGAATACCGACACACAGCATTTTGATTTCAGCGCACGCGAGTTCGGTTCTTATTTTGAGCGACGCAGAATTGCTGGTGCTTTCATGGACAACGACCAAGCACTTGTTTATGATAATGAAGACCAGTTGTTCGTAGCACAAGATTTACTTAATCTTGCTCAGGCTATTCCCGGTGGTAACATCGGAGTAGTAGTCCCCAACAATGTTTCTGGCATCAATGTAACGCGCGTGTATTACGATTATGAAGTGAAAGATGTATGGGGCGCAATCAAAGACCTCAGCAACCAGCAAGATGGATTTGACTTCAACATTGATGTGGCTTACGACGCTAATCTAGAGCCACGCAAGTATGCTTCAACTGCTTATCCTTATCGCGGTACTCCCTACAACGCTGCTAATGCTGATGCGCTTGTATTTGAATTTCCGGGAAATATCGTGGCATACGAATGGCCAGATGATGGCTCTGTAACTGCGAACTACATGTATGGAATTGGACCAAACTCTAACGAAGCAAAGATTAGAGCAGAGGCAACAGCACCATTGAATCAAGTAGCAGCAGGTTGGCCATTGCTTGAAGACTCTGTTTCTTACACAGACCAGTATGACCCTGACCTTCTGTATCAACAGACTCTTGGCGAAGTTACTGCTAAGCAAGTAACAGTAGTAACACCAAAGATTATTGTTCCTGCTTACGCTGAGCCAGTTCTAGGTTCATACAAGACTGGTGATGAATGTCTTCTACGAATCACAGATGACCGCTTCCCTAACAATGGTTACGGATTCGGTTTATCAGTAGTGAAAAGAATTGTAGCAATCTCTGTTCAACCCGGAGAAGATGGACCAGAACGCGTTACACTTACTCTAACCGACCCTACACTTACGGAGTAACTGTGCCATTCATCAATCTGCCACCAGTTGTTTCTGAAATGTTTTGGGATTTAGATAGGCGTATTCGCTCGCTTGAAACTGCGTTTCGTTTCAATATGCCTAATATTAATTTCAATACAAACATTCCAACCAATCCACGCACAGGCGACCTTTTCTATAATACCTACGCAAATCAAGTTACTTATTGGAACGGAACTGAATGGGTAGTGCTTGCTGATGATAATTTTGGCGTACCAGTTATTAGTTATACGCCTACATGGTCAGGAACAGGATTAACATATACAGGAACTCCTGCTGTTGGTCAATACTCACGCGTTGGTAAAATGATTACATTTTATATCAAAGTGAATTGCACAACAGTTACAAACTTTGGTACAGGGCAATACTTATTGACACTCCCTTTTGCGCCATTCAATAATTTTGTATTTCGTAATGGTGGATTACATGACACATCAACGAATGTTCATTATTCTATACTTGGTGATTCTAATGCTAGTTCTACAAGTATTGAATTACTTTATTCAAAGTCGCAGGGAAGTCATGTTGAAGATAGTGCATTCAAACAAGGTTCACCACTAACTTTAGCAACTGCTGATTATTTTTATCTTAGTGGAACTTACTTCATTTCATAACCGAAAGGTGCAATCATGACCCCAGAGAATTGGGCTAGTTTAATCGTATCTATTATTGCTATTGTTACAGCATTTATTGCTTCAATACGATGGCTTGTCAAACATTACCTAAGCGAATTAAAACCTAATGGGGGAAGCAGTGTATCGGATAGACTCAATCGTGTTGAAAGTCGCGTTGACGATATTTATCGTATTCTCTGCGAGCGCGATAAGTAGTTGCGGATATCAAGGTTACACACGATATCCATGCCAAGAGTATGAGAATTGGCAGAATCCAGAATGTAATCCGCCTCAATGCGAAGCGGTTGGACAATGCACTAAAGACCTACTTCCGAAGGTGGAAACGCAGAATGACTAGAAAGAGATTGACTCCAGAAGAACTTCACGCAAGACTGATAGTAACAATAGGTATCTTGCTGGCTCTAGTATTCGCTGGCTCAGTATTCGCTATGTTGTACGCATTGGTCTTCGTTACTCAACCTATGGCGCAAGCACCGAATGACGCAGCATTTATTGACCTAGTATCTACTCTGTGTGTCTTCCTCACAGGAACGCTATCTGGTATTCTAAGCGCGAACGGATTAAAGAGTAAGCCAAAGCCAGTAGAGGAAATAGACAAGGAAGCCAAATGATTGACATCAATAAAGTAATCGCGAACTGCGAAGCCTCATTGAACTACACAGAGGGCGCAAACAACGATACTACTTTCGGTAAATGGTTCGGTCTTAACAATCAACCATGGTGCGCTATGTCTGCTTCTAAGATGTATTTTGATGCTGACGCTATCAAGTCAGTAGCGAATACAAAGAAAGGCTTCGCTTCTTGCGACGCTTGGTTGAAGTATTTAACTAAGAATAATCAACTCGTTCCGCTAGGACAGGCACGACGAGGCGATTTAGTATTCTTTCAATTTGATGAAGATGCGCAACCTGACCATGTCGGTATCGTCAAATTCCATCACACTACATTAAAATACTTACAAGTATATGAAGGCAATACAAGTTCAGGTAAGTCAGGTAGCCAGTCAAATGGCGATGGGTTTTACTTGAAGAGACGCGACTACAAAACAATCATGGCAGTCGCACGACCAAAGGAGTAACAATGGATATGAAGTCAATCAAAGCAATTCTGACTTCCGCACTTGAAACATTCGCTGCTGTAGTAGCAGCACAATACAGCGTGGGAAACCGTGATGTAGAAGCAATCGCTATTGCCGGTATTGCAGCAGTAGTAGTTCCTGCGCTTCGCGCAATCAATCCTAAAGACCCTGCTTTCGGCATGGTTGCTGACATTGCAGATGCTGAGTTGAAGAAACTCGCTAAGAAGACAGCGAAGAAGAAGTAAGATGGGATTGCTGGAAGACCTCGGTAACGAGAGCAATTTCAAACCAGCCCGTAGGTCTTGGTGTTCAGTCTGTCTGTTAATTACTACGCTATCTGATAAAGAAGCCAAAGCATTTACAGACAGACTGGCAGACAAGAATGTTGCTAATACGGCACTCGCTAGAGTATTGAAAGCGAACGGACACGACATATCTGACGGAACTCTTTCTCGTCACAGACGAGGGGAATGTCAGGGTGTCGCTTGAAAAAGACCTAGATAAACTAGGTCAAGATTTCAACCCAGAAGTAGTTGAACTGCGCAGAGCGTTACAACACGCACAGAAACAATTACGACAACAGAAACAAAAGACAGATGAATTGGTTCAAGCAACCATTCAGGCTTCTTATGATGCTATGTTGGCTATGGGTGCAATCAAGAATGTAACTACGCCACCAGTTGATAAACGCAAAGCCAAAGCGGAAGTCGCATTGTGGCATTTGACAGACTGGCAAGGTGCTAAGAAAACAGCATCGTATGACAGCGAAGTAATGGCTAAGCGCGTAATGAGTTTCTGTGAACGAGCAGTACGCATTACAGACATTCAGCGAGCCGACCACCCAGTAAAAGATTTAACAATCATGTTCGGCGGAGACATGGTTGAAGGCTTATTCAACTTCCCTAGCCAAGCATTTGAGATTGATTCAACACTCTTTGAGCAGTATGTCAATGTTTCTAGACTACTGGTAGAGGTAGTGCGTTACGCTTTAGCCAATTACGAGAAGGTGACAGTAGTACCTGAATGGGGCAATCATGGTCGAATTGGCAGCAAGCGAGACAATGTACCGCGCTCCGATAATTTCGACAGAATGTGCTATGAACTGGCACGACAATTATTGTCAGGGGAAAAACGACTCACATGGCAGGAGTGTCCAGAAGATATCCAACGCGTCGAAATTGGTAACTACAAAGCGTTGCTCATTCACGGAGATGAAGTTGGGCGCAATGGTTTTGCGAGTCCGGGAGCAATCGTTCAGCATGCAAACAAATGGCGAAGCGGGTCATATCCTTGGGATTTCAGAGATGTGTATATCGGTCACTACCACACACACGCAGAATGGGCAATGGCCAACGGACAAGGCGCAGTCTATCAAACTGGCTCAACTGAATCAGATAATAGGTATGCTGGTGTTATGCTGGCAGCAAGCGCAACACCATCACAAAGACTGCACTTCATTGACCCAATCAAAGGTCGTGTCACAGCAGCATACAAAGTTTGGTTAGACTAATGGAAGCAGTAGATATCTTGGCAGAAGCAAGTTGTTTATTAACAGATACTCGTATGGAAACATACGGCTCGTTCTGGGAAAATCACAGACGCATTGGTGTCATGTGGGGTGAACTTCTGCAATTAGAAGAACCAATAACACCTGAAATGGTTGCCGTAATGATGGCACTCGTAAAAATATCTAGAATTGCTAATGATTCAACACACACCGATAACTACATAGACGCAGTTGCGTATCTGAGTGGTGCTGGAGAATTAGCAACCAATTAGGAAGCGCAAGATTTGACCCTCACTTCGGTGGGGGTCTTTTTTTGTTTTAGTCTGCGTCTTCTTCTTCGTCTTCATCTTCATCATCAAACTCGTATTCATTCAAGCGTGATGTATAGATGTCAATGTTCTCTCTCTTTGCTTTCTCTAGGACACCAGAGAACAAATCAAATGCGCGATTACTAATGTCATCTAATTGGTCAGGATAAGACGCATGGTGTTCTACTTCAACATAGAGTCCATGTAATGAAAGAGTAATCTTTCCTTTTGGGTGCGGTGGCTGAGGTGCTGGCATAGTCCAAGAATAGCCCTAAAAAGGAAAAAAGCTTCATTCACCCAAAAAGGTGGGTTTTATGGCTGACCTGCTTTGCGTGTCTTGGCTTGTCATGCCACAGTCTGAGGCTGTATACTTGACCCTGTCACACGACCCCGAGGGTACTTTCTAGGAAGGCTCGGTTACCGTGGTAAAGGGACAAAACGGAGTGAATACTCTGGTGAACTGATTCAGTCAGTAAATCCTTAGGGAACTGAATTCAGGTGACAGAAAGACTCAGAGCCGTTAATTACATAGAGGAAGTTACATAGCCGAGATTGTTATGAGCATTCAGTCTGACAAAATAAATCGACGCCCGAACCAGTTCTAGGTTCTATACGAGATATCCGCGATGACCTGTTATACAGACAGCGAGCGAGTGACAGATATCAAATTAGCGCAACGAGAATAAAAGTTAATGACTACGGCGAACTACTTCAGTAGTGAAATTACCAGAACGAAACGATATGTCACTAAAAGGCATATCGTCTTGCTGTAAATGCAGCAACTGACGAGTTCAGTAATTTATTTGAAGGGTAAAATCAAATGACAACAGAAAACACAATCAACGAATCAGCACCTATGACTCCAGAAGCAGTAGCCGAAGAATTCGTGAAAGCGAATACAACTTCAGTTATCGTTGAAGAGTTCGTCAACAACTACAACACAATTGAATCATTGAAGCGACAGTTAGAGGCTAGCAAATCTACTGCGGAATATCGTCGTGTCCGTTTAGAAGAATTGATTTCTAAAACTCGTGACTTCATTATTACTGGTCTTGCTAACGAAGTTAGTGAAGATGACTTGAAAGACTTAGCAGATAAATTAGACATTGAATTAACTAAAGAAATTGAAGTTACATTCTCTGTTGAAGTTACTGCGACTGTAACAGTACCTATTGACTTTGACGAAGACGACATTACTGATGCTGACTTTGATATCACAGTTGAGTATTCAGGTACACACGACGACACAGAATGCGACAGCATTGACCACGAAGTAAATAACTTCGTTGCAGAAGAAGCATAAGAAAGGGTAATCATGATAAATATGTTAGAAGTTCAGACTAGCATCACACGACCAACACCAGAAACTATCCAGATAAATGCGTGGCTCGGCGACCTGTATTTAGGTAGCCGAGTTTATCGCGGTACTACTGTCAAGAAAGCACTACGCATGGCAACCGATTATATCCGTATCAATGGCTCACTTCACTAACAAACAACTAACAGAAAAGGGTAAATACAAATGGCACTAAACTGGTCAATCGAAGAATGCAACAACTGGGAAGCACTAAAGTCAGACGAACAATGGCCATTCACCAACCAGTTAATCTGGGCAACTCTGGCTATTGACATGAATGAAATCACAGAAAAAAACGCAACCGATTTCTATGCACGACTCAAAGTTATTGAGTTCTGTAATGGCGGATTGGTATTGACTGAACAAGGTGAAATACCTTTGACATTCAAGCATGTCACAGACCGCATTGGTCTTCATACTAATGCGTACAGCAAAAACACTTATGCTAAATGGCTCAATCGTATTGCTGACAGTTACGACAGAATCAGCAAAACTCAATTACAGGCTATTTACTTTGGTGCAATGTTTGAAGCAGAAGAAATCAAAAACTCACAGAAGGTAGGCGCATAATGAATAACGAAACAAACTCATACATCACAATCCAGCCCAACAGTCACTACCACAATGCTGCTTGGAATGCTGGTCTATGTCAGTCACAGCAATACTTAGTGATTGATTTCTTTTCTTGGGTCAAGTGGTACAACGATGCGCGAAATCAGCGCAATCCGTATGTACCTACACCAGTCTTTGCCGGTGACAATTACGACGCAGCACTCAAAGTGTGCAAAGAACTGAATGACTCAATCACAGAGGCGGTATCGAATGGATAAAAATGACATTAGACCAGGCATGAAAGTGATTGACAAAACACTTAATGTCACCTACACATGGATTAAGAGTTACGGCTCTGTCTGCGATATGTGTAGTTACCCCGATAAGTATTACTTATGGGAAGACGAACCAATCATAAATACATTCGGTGATGCATACCGAGGTAAATACTGCGTGGACTGTGCTGGAGTTCAAGACTTGGAGCCAATTGTTCACGCTATTCAATGAGAACGAAACACCCAGTCGTTCAGGCTGGGTGTCCGTAGTTACATGACTACGCTGATGAGTTCATCTGACAACGAAAGGGTAATACAAATGGCACATAACATTGAGCAATTCGCAGACGGCAGTTCTGCGTTCTTCTCAGCACGCGAAGTTGCGTGGCACAAACTAGGTACAGTCACAGACAACGCACTAACAGCGCAGGACGCATTGAAAACTGCACAGTTAGATTCATTGGTGAAGGTCAGCGAAGAACCTATCTTCACAACAGTTGATGGTACAAAGATTGAGTTAGATAACAAGTTCCTCACATACCGCAACCACCCTAAGAAGGGATTGACTGCGTTAGGCGTAGTCGGTAATCGCTATACACCGATTCAAAATAGTGAGGCATTTGATTTCTTGAATGTCTTGGCTGATGAGTCAGGTGCGGTATTTGAAACTGCTGGTTCGCTAGGTAATGGCGAGCGAGTATTTATGACTATGAAGTTTCCAGACACAATGACTCTTGGCGGAGTTGACTTGATTGATAACTACATCATGGCGGTCAATTCACATGATGGTTCATCTGCGTTCACAGTAGCCGTAACACCGATTCGTGCAGTCTGCACCAATACAGTTCGGTTAGCACTCAATAGTGCAAAAGCGAAAATATCGTTGAAGCACACAAGTGGCGCAACACAGAAGGTTCAACAAGCACGCGAAACTCTAGGTATTGTGTGGAAGTATCAAGAGGCTTTCCAGAACGAAGTTGAATTGATGCTGTCACAGAAGTTCACCGACAATGATTACAAGAAGTTCATTGAGGTGATTATCCCTGAGCCGAAGGGCAAAGATATAAGCGAGCGACAGAAGAATTCAGTTGAACGAACACGCGCTGAATTGATGGGTCTCTGGAATGCGCCTACTCAACAGATTGTGAAGAACACTCGGTGGGCTGCCTACAATGCAGTCGTTGAGTATTCTGATTGGGTGAAGCCTGTTCGCGGCGGAGATGACAAAGATGCCCTGCGTGCCGAGAAGATTATTCTCGGTAATGGTGAGAAGTTGAAAGAGAGAGCGCAACTTCTTCTAGCAAAATAAGCACCACGAATAGCAGACCCATAGAGCCTTCCGTCATTCAGTCAGGGTAAAAGGTTAAGCCTAAAACTGAAAACGGCTCTATGGGGCTTCTAGGGCTTCCAAATGAGCGCGGTTTTAGCCCGTCGCGCCTGACTGGGAATGACAGGGTGAAACTGTAAAATGAAGTCATGAATCAAGGCGGTTCATGTATTACGGAAAGGCAAACAATGGCAACAATACTAGACGGCAAGAAACGAATCGTATGTGAAGGTTCGGAACAGAAATCACCACACGCAGTAGGAACTAAAAATCCCTGCATCACTTGTGGTCACATGACTACAACAAAGCGTGACGGCACTCAGCGTCGTCATGTTCCAAAGAAATCAAAGAAGTAACTACAGGAAGAAGGGTAAATCATGTATGCAGTAATTCTATTTATCATGGCTGGTCTGATTGGAACTCTGTTAGCACTACGCCTCATGGCACTTGACGCACAAGAAACACCTACACGATTGACTGTCAGAGGTCGTATCGTAGTAGGTCTTCTTGTCGGTCTATCAATAGCGATATTCGTTGTTTTATTCAATGGCATTTGGTGGAACTGCGACCTGACTGATTCATCATCAGTCTGCGAAGTCAAGTGGGGGTACTAATGCAAACATTCATGCCGATTGGCGACTACGCCAATGTGTCATATCAGTTAGACGATAAACGATTAGGCAAACAACGCGTTGAGGCATATCAAATCCTTCGCGCATTGACTGGTCAATCACAAGGTTGGATTCATCACCCTGCTACAAAAATGTGGCGAGGTTATGAATACGCACTTGCTGAATACGGAATGCAGATGTGCGAAGAATGGATTACACGCGGATTCCAAGACTCGCTGTATCCTGAATTCAAAAAGATGCATGACTGGTTACCTGTATGCAAACAACCATGGTGGGTGACTAACCGAGCATTACAAATCACTCATCAATCAAATCTGTTGCGCAAAGATTGGGGTCACTATTCACCTTTCTTTCGTGTACCAGATGACTTACCTTATCTATGGCCATTGCCAGATGAGGAAGCATTCCTATGTGGAAATCTCAAAGAAAGGAAAAATACCGACTTGTTAAAAAATGTAGCCGTATATCTAACCAGTCAGCAGGTTGCTTCA